AAATTTTCTTCAAATGGAAAAATATTTTGAATACTATGCAAATATTCGGTAGGCACTCCAGTTTCTTCTTTAAACTCACGTAACGCACATTCAAAGTCTTTTTCTTGAAAATTACGGCGACCTTTGGGAAATCCCCATTCAGGTTCTTTCCATTGGGTATATTGTTTACTCTCTTCAATCAGTATATTCAAATTGTAAAAAACTTGCTTGTTGTAAATACCATCTTTGATGACTTGGAATTTGTTTCTCGACACCATTTCTTCTTGTTTGTATTGATTGGATAGTCTGCTGTTGCCCCATACAGACAGCCACAATTGCTCGAATGTGAATGTATTCAACTTAACCTTCTCATCTTCAGTCATTTGTTTCAACATATTCATAATATACTCTTTGTTATTGACCGAATACTTCCCTCTCATAAAATCGATGAAACCAAGTGTATCCTTTCTACGTATCATCAGATACTCTTTTTTGTTATTATGAATTCGATAGGCAATAACGCCTACGCTGGTAATCGGCATTTTACATTGACTATATGAATGTCCTTCTTTTCCGCAATTGTTACAATAATTATCTGCACTCATAAAATTATAATAAATGTGTTGTCCTATTATTATAAAAAGGTATTCTTTATATATATTGTTATTTATGAATTTCGATGCAGATACGTGGGGACCTCATTATTGGTTCTTTTTGCATACGATTGCCGAGTTCTATCCGTTGACCCCGAATGAAGTGACTAAAAAAAAATATTATGAATTGTTGACCAATATGCCGCTATTTATACCAGACGAGGAAATGGGAAACAAATTTAGTGAAATACTAGACAAATACCCAGTATCACCTTATTTAGATAATCGCGATTCTTTGGTTCGTTGGATGCATTTTATTCACAATAAATACAACATCATGTTAGGAAAAGATGAAATATCGCTAGCAAGATCATTGGAATTATATAGAGAACAATACAAACCGAAGCAAATCTCATTTGTAGATAGCATCAAGTTCAAATCAAGATACATCCATTTTGCATTTATCTTATTCCTTGTTGTACTCATTTATATGTATTACAGTGAATAATCGCCCATATATGTATTGAATTAAATCTAACGATATGTTAAATGAGATTGGAAATTGTTATATTATTAATCGCCGGTTTTGTAATAGCCAACATTCATACCGATGGAAAATACGTAAAAATTATGATGACATGGAAAAAATATTATCAAATGGCTGGCGTGGGAATGGGTGCACTGTTTTTTTACTACATTGTAAAACACAATCCACTGAGAGCACGCGAGATGTTGGCTACATCAAATGAATATATCAAATATTTACCGGTAGACAAAAGCACGACGAATATGATTTCGCCAATATTAGATTTCACTACGAGACATTCTTCGTTTCAAGACAATGCGTCCAAACCGATTGTTTCGATGAACAATTCACAACAATACCAAGGAGAACAGCGCATTATCAATTCGGGCAAAACCGGTACCAAACGTTCAGTAAGTGAAACCAAAAAGAAGTTTGTAGCATCTAGACAGGATTGGTCTTGTGACGACTGCAAAACGCAATTGAGTGCTTGGTTTGAAGTCGACCATATTGTTAGATTGGACCACGGTGGAAGCAATCATGTAGATAATTTAGTTGCTTTGTGTAGAGAATGTCACGGAAAGAAAACCGCAATGGAGAACCTATAACTTTATGCACAACAAGCGAATTTCGAATAATATATCCATTTATAATATATTAGCATTATAAATGAATGAAACAATAGAACCAGACTACATAGAGAAAGGATTTCAAACATTTAATAAATTAAACAAAAATATCAAGTCTTCAGCCGAACAAGCGAGTAAATTCGCATCCGAAAGAATGAAACAAACCGCCAGTCAACCTATTGTTCAAAACACGATGGCATCTCACGGAATGATGATAATGATTATGTCGATTTTCATTGTGTTTATGTTATTCACGTCCAATTATTCGATGTCGATGACGTATGAAACAAGTTGGTTGGCTATTCCGGTTTTATTGTTGCTGGCATATGGTTTATCTTCTTTTGTAAAACCAGTCGCTACAACAAACAATTGGATTTCGTCTGTATTCAGTAAGTTGGCGTTAGTAGCATTTAGTGGTATATTAATGTATTATTATGTCCAGTTTTCACAACAAACAAATTCATCGTTAAGTCATGTCTATTCTGTTTTGTCCGTATTATTGATGTTTGTTTCCTTAGCAATAGTATTTTACTTTACTGGCGAGTATATCAAACGTCTAGAAGGGTTCCCAGGGTTGATAATGCAAATGTTATTTTACATACCATGTCTATTACTGCAATTTGTGAATTACATTAAGAAAGATATAAGTGATACCACGAACCCCGTATTTTATCTATTTGTAATTGAATTGGTGTTGATTTTGCTGTATATTTATTTACCCAAGATCGTGAAATTATTATTCATGAAAAAAGGTATCAAATTGCTACCTGGAAATGAATTCCTGGATAAGTCACACGTAATTTCAGGAAGTGAAGAACTGAAAATGGAAAAGAATGACCAATTTGACCAAACCGCCAATTATCGTCGCAACTACGGAATATCATTTTGGTTGTATTTGAATGACCAAGGTTCGAATTATAAAGCATACTCAAAAGAAACCAACATATTCAATTATGCCGATGGTGCGCCACATGTAGTATATGAAAACAACATTGATGAAGAGCATGGTCGAAATAATTTGGTTGTATATTACACAAATCGCGACAACAAACAAGAAGATAAAGTCAAGTTGAATATCGCGAAGCAAAAATGGAACCATATTGCATTTAACTATTCATCCACTTTCCTGGATATATTTGTAAATGGTAAATTAGCCCAATCAGTTCCAATACATAATGCGGAGCCAAAATATACGCCATACGACAATATTACGATCGGCGACCAAAATGGGTTGGATGGAGCAATTTGCAATATTACTTATTATAAAGCTCCTCTATCTAAGCGAAACATATTGAACGAGTATAATTTGCTTGCTCATAAGAACCCACCAATTGAAACAGAGTTCATGCCTAAAAATTTGATTAATGGGGATATGCTGAAACGACTATTCTTTTTACGAACTGACTAACTTATATATTTTTTTTATAGCCATAAAATATATAATTATGAATACAACAGTGATTGTTTTAGGAGTTGTTATTATTTTATTGATATATGTTTTATACTATTTCCTATCAAACCGCTCATCGAGCCTCACTGCTAGTGCAAATTTGAAACAACCCCAACCTCCCCTTACTAATATTGAAAAGGCGAATAATTCCCGCTATGGATACACTCTGTGGTTATATGTGAACACTTGGGATAACAATGTTGAAAAAACCATATTTAGTAGAGACAACAACATGAAATTGTATTTGGATAAAACAGGTCCTTTGTTGAAAATGGATATGGCTATGTCTGATGATACGACAGAGACTATGTTGATTACTGATAACTTCCCTCTTCAAAAATGGGTGTGCATCGGATTGAGTATGGATAACCAGTTTGTGGATGCATATATTGACGGTAAGTTGATGCGTTCTCAACGTTTCTTCAAAACTGGTACCAATACTATGCCCAAGGTGCCTCCTACTTCAGATACGCCCATTCTTGTCGGCAATGCGGAAGGAAAGTTTGACGCATATTTGGCGAATTTCAAACGCTGGGTTGCACCACTTGATCCCAAAACCGTATGGGAAAATTATTTAGATGGCAATGGTTCAAACAGACTGATGAATATGTTGAGTTCGTATGGTGTAGACATATCTATTCTGAAGAACGAGCAGGAACAATCTAGGTTCTCTGTTATTTAAGGCAAAATAAATAGTTTAATATAAATTTGTATGGTTATAATTTTTATCCCTATATTATAACAATATATATGAACGCTCAACCAGGATTTACCGCAAACGTGGGTACTCAAATTACAAGCAATTTATCGAATGCAATGGACAAATTACCTAGCCAAGAAAGCATGCAACAAGGCATCAGTAATCTGGGCAATACGTTGCAGAATACTAGTTCGCAATTGACGGATACTTTCAGCGAGTTTTCAAAACAATCCGCTACTGTCCCGGAAGCAACAACCGGGTTCCTCCAATCCAACACTATCATCGCAAAATTCGCATTCATTATTTTAGTGCTAATCGGCATGCTTGTTCTTCTCAATTTAGGCGTAATTCTGATAAGTATTCTCTTTGGTCCATCTGATAGTCCTTATCTGATCAATGGTATGATTGATGGAAACAACTCCATGGTTGTTCATCAAGACCCAAAACAGGGCGGGTCAGCCACTATCCTTCGCTCTAATAATGAAGATAGTGGCGCCGAATTTACTTGGTCATCATGGTTATATATAAATGATTTAGGAAATCAAGATGAAAAATACCAACATGTGTTTAGTAAGGGCGATGGTCAATTCGACGCTGTAACCAACTTGTCTTCCATGAATAATTCACCTGGTGTATACTTAGAACCAAAAACTAACAATTTACGCGTTATGATGGATACAGTCAAATATGGAGACGCGAATACGTCTATCGTGGTAGAAAATATGCCTATTAAAAAATGGATACATTTAGCAATCCGGCTGCAAAACAAGATCATAGACATTTATGTGAATGGAACCTTGTCCAAGCGTATGGTATTAAGCAACGTTCCCAAGCAAAACTACAGTGATGTATACATTGCTCAGAACGGCGGTTTTAACGGCAAGTTATCCAGTTTACGTTATTATAATTCTGCACTGAATGTGTTTGATATTAATAGCATTGTTCGCAAAGGACCCAATTTAACAGTAAAAGATGGTAATCTGAATACAAAATATTTCTCTTACTTATCCAATTATTGGTATTATTCCAAAACCAATTAATTGTGCAATGCAATCATATTATATAGTCGTACTTTATTATATAATATGTCTTCTGACGTGAGTGGAATATGTTTACAACGAAGGAAACAAATGTTGTTTACGATACCGCCTGCTCGTCTTGAAACAAAATCGCCTTACAATCAATATACAGAAGCACAATTGAATATGCGACGAAAAGCTGAAATCTTACAATATTCAGGAAACAGTCAAGCATCAAAGGGGAATAATTTAACAAAAAAACAGAAAATGGCTCAACTCTTATCTGGTAAGTATCAAAATTCGACTTATCCGGGAACAATTGTACAAGAAGTAACCGAAGTGCGTAATGCAATATTGGATATAAGTGAAAATGTATATTCATATAAAACCATATATTCCAATATAGATACCAATTGCAATAATAATGAAATTATTTATACGCCCACTTCATCTTCTGGTGTTCCTGGTCCATCTATGTTATTATACAAAGACGATAGCATTCCGTTATACAATTACAAGACTAATGTGGAAACCTTGGCTATAGCGAACGATGAGGATACGGATGAATGGAGATATAACATTACCGACAATATATTTGCCTTGCATAATAATACCCAGGACATATTCTCACTGGGCATCCAATATGGTATCACCAATCCTCAATACACATACAGTTTCAAAATTCCGTATGGTATATTTGTGCGCGGCTTCTCAACTGGAAATGTAGATACTACATACGATTTGTCGCTTAGTCTTTTTAATACCTCTCCAATGGGTGTGTCGGTATTATATAACAATGGAAATGTAGTTGACCCAGTAACTGGAACAACATTAACGCCTACATTGACTTATACGGATTCTTCATTTAATGTTCAATTACTTGATACGTCATTTAATGCAGCCAATACGCAGTTTCAGGCAGTTGTACACGGAGGAACTGTGGAAGTGTCTGGTGTGAATTTATTTACAGAACGAGGGTTTGTCTATGATATAGTTGGATTTCCGAAAATATCCATCTCTACTCCTTTTGGATATGAAGACGATTTTAATAATGTAGAATACGGAATAGTGTTTAATTTATCTTCGAATAATTTATTAGTGGAAACCAATTGCAGCGTATCGAACCAAGTAAGTGAAACGTATATACCATTTGAGTTGAACGGAATTTATCTAACGTAGAGAACCATCCGTTNTTTATTTTCAAAGATATATCTCTCAATGGTAACATTTTACCAATTCACAATTCCTAATTTATTACGATAGTTAAGTCCATAATCATATAATAATTCTTCCCCTTCTTCTATCTCGCGTTTTGCATAAAAAAATACATAACCCTCAATATCAATTTCTTTTCCCGATTGTGTAATATATACACTCGAACCAGTTTCTCGTTTGTATCTGATTACAGTAATATTTTCTACTTCGTTACTATAACAACAATTCATAAAACGAGTATAATTAGACTTTTCTAGATTATCCGCATCAAATACTATCGATGCATTTCCTATTATACTTTCGAATAAGTAATCGTTGCTGGTTGGTTTACTATTGAATTCGTATATTTCCCCCATATAATTTCCAATAAAGGTTCCCGCGGGTATCTTGGTATTCGCAAATATGCCCAATCCTGCATTCGGGATAATGCTATATCTTATTTGTACAAAGTCGGGAATATATTTTGCAATATCAACAATATCGATGTTTACACTATCTTTCTGCATGTAATCGATAATAATAGATACTTTTTAAACTAATATTATGATAAAGTATATAATTATCACAATATTATGGTTCGTATCCTTGTATGCGATCCGGGTTTTTTTTCATAAAATCAATATCAAATTCAAGCTCTTGTAAACGACATATCATAAAATTCGCAGTAAACTTGTAGAATTCCAATAGGTTCACACAGTGGTCAACATAAGTAGTATCAAACTTTTCTCGATCTACACAATCGCGGAAAGGAAGCAACAATTGTCGAATATTCTTGAGAGTATGTACTGGTTGGAAAGTATGTCTACCGTCACGGTCGTTATCAGTATATGCATCATACAGGTCAAATAAATACGGTAAGTATTCAGTCACACGATCAAATTTTTCTAACATATCGTCTTTGTAGTCTTCGTATAAATACAAATGTGTTTCTTTCACGTAATGTATGAGCCATTTTATTTCGTGAGCCATTTTCTCAGTAACTTGTAGCGAATTATTATTTACATAAATATGGCTATATTGCGCATATTTATTATACGTATCCGTGCTATATATTTGCATGTCTATCATTTGACCCATCATTTGCTCAATTTCATTCATCATTTCACCTTGAAAGGCACTGTAATCTATATTTTCCAGCACGTCCATTATGCATGAATAGCGCAATTGTATTTATATTAGTTCTAAATCTTCATATAAAATTGATTGCAATGGAACGAAGAATATGCAAGATAACAAACACATTCTTTCTTATTTATTCAGGCATCATGACTTACACGATTACCGTCGAAGATTTCTATATTGAACACATCGACGAGACCGATTACCCGACCACGGTATTTAGTTTTACAGGGGAGGTGATTATTGTAACCGATACATCGGATATTGTTTATTACGGAGTATCTGACTTCGGTAGCGGTACCAATTCGATTGTTGTCCCCAAAAAAGGAAAATTATATAAAAATCAAACCCTGGTCTATGAAGGTCGCTTCACTGATAAAGGTAGTTATACTGGTAAATGCATTTTGTATCACGATAATGGAAATAAACAATATGAAGGGGGTATGTTGAACAATCGATACAGTGGATTTGGTACAACATACGATACGGATGGCGAGCTGGTATACGAAGGCGGTTGGGTCAATGGTCTTCAATATGGAGAAGGAACGCTGTATGAAAATAATGTCTTGATTTACACCGGATACTGGTTTGAGGGTGCAAAAAATGGTAAGGGTACCGATTATTCCTCGATTTACCGCATCTACGATGGCGAATGGAAGGATAATATGTGGCACGGTAGCGGAACGCATTATTGCGAAGATGGAACAATTGTGCAAACGACTTGGAACCGCGGGCAAAAGAATGGAATCGGTTCCGTCGAACTACCAACCGGACATTACTTCATTAACTGTGAATGGAAATCTGATATACTCCTTTCGCAAGGACTTGAAGCAATCCCTATGAATAAATTAAGAAAGACGAGAAATCGTTATACTGTGATCGTATAAACATATCCATAAATAAATAAATAAAAAAACATAAGCATTTAGCTGTCTTATGTTTTTTTCGCACTATTTTCTTTGACCAACGTCGTATTCAATAATTACTCTAATTTGGTTGCCTCGCTCTTAAGAGGGTGTTTGTTTTGCGTCATAGTAGGGTTCAAACAAGTTTCGAAACTGGGATACAGCTGATTAGATAGGCATTTGTCTTGTTCTCCGACTTGTACGCATCCGCGCTTTCCTTCGAACTCGCCCACCAAGCACCATTGAGATTTGCGAGAGGTAATTGCATTTTGAATGGGATTTGTAGTGTTGTCCATATCTGGGTCACGAACCTGAACAGAAGAGCGGTTCACGGTTTCACCTAAATTAATGCGGTCAGGTAGGTGTCCAGCACTAGCATCCTTCAGTAAGTCTCCAACAGTATCAATTGTGCCTCCAGCAATTTCGACACCAGCAGTACCAGTCACGGTAAAAAGAGAACTAATCTGGTTCAAAATGGAACCAGCTGTATATGCAATCAAAGAAGCGATCTGCATAATGAAAGGACCGAACAGATCGACAACGGATTGCAACAGGTCTCCGAAAATATTCAGAATATTTACTCCTAAAAGTGAAAATACAATCAATACAATTAGAATTATCGTCAACAGTTGATTGTTGTAAGCTCCATCAAGTAGGTTCAGTTTAGGGGCGGCGTTAGTAACAGAATCCATTTATATATTATAGCAACCTTTTTTATTTTTTCGTTTGCATTGAGGTATATTTTTATTTTTGTATATTAAATGACTTTAATGAACATGATGGACTCCATATTTTATTTAGGATTAGTTGCTACTTTCTTGCTTATTTTATTGGTTGTATACCATTTCAAAAATAGAGTGAGTACTATGGAACAGCGATGCGATACTATGTTTGAAATTATGAACAATATTGTTCAAGAGTTAAATTTATTGCGACGACAAAATACAACGTCGTTTGGTGGAGGTGCACCGATGAATGTGCCGACCAATCAAGTTGAACACTCACATTCTGTACAGATGTATCCTAGACATGACGACGAAAGTGATGATGAGGATGAGGATGAGGATGAGGAAAGTGGAGATGATGAGTCCAGTTATTTATCCGAAGATGATTTAGAAGAAGATGAAGAGGAAGACGAAGAAAGGGTAGTCGAACTTGATAATGAGTTGAAACAGGTAAAAATGGTAGAGGATGATGTCCAACAAGAACCTACACAAAGTTCTTTGTTAGAGATTGACGACAATAATTCAATCAAGGTAGAGAAAGTAGAAACAACTTTAGAAAACACAGACCAAATGGAGGAGTTCCCTTCTGCGATGGATGCCTACAAAGCGATGACTAATTCTGCATTAAAGGCGTTGGTTATTGAAAAGGGATTAAGCACCAACCCAAGTAAATTAAAGAAAGTCGAATTGATAGAATTATTGAATGAATTAGAATAGAGTTATTTCGATGCAAGAATATATCATCTTTTAATATAATAATGTTTTCGTTTTTCAAAGCAAATAAGCAAGAACCCAAAAAAGAAGAGAAGCAACTCTCATATGATGGATATTCTACAAACAACCAATACAGCGATTTCCCTCCTATGATGAAGGACGGTCGCTCCATTGTATCTTCATGGCAAACTGAAACCCAGATGAACAAGGAATTGAAGAACCAAAACAACATCAAGTCCAACTGGGAATACCGTCAATATTTGACCAAAAATGCAAAGGATGTAATGCGCAATGAGTTTGTTCAGTCGGCAAATGATACTGGGTATAACACAAAGAATGCTCAATCACCAAACATTCAATCCAATGAAGTGCAAGGATACTCCAACTATCCTTACTCATTCAAGAGTGTATTGGACGAAACAAAGCCTGCTGGTTATGTGCAAAGTGATTTAAAAACTACATACTTGTCGAGAGACCAATTAGAGAGCCGTCAAATTTCTCCTGCAATTACACAAGATGAATTATTGCGCAGATAATTTTATCATTTTCATAAAAATATATACAAAAAATATATTTTTATTCATACATTCAAAATGAAAACTATTAGTTTCGACGTTGGCATAAAAAACATGGCGTATTGCATATTTGATTGTTCAGCAAACATAGATATCCTTGACTGGAAGGTATTGAATTTAAATGAAGAAAATACAATCGTCAAAAAAACGTGCAATGCAATCGTAAATAGTCGCAAACAGCAAAATAAGGTATGTGGGAAAAACGCAAAATACCAATATAATGATCTATGTTATTGTGAAACACACGCAAAGTCAAGCAATTATTTATTACCAGTAAAAGAAAATCAATACACCCATATCAAAAAGCAAAAAGTGGATGAGGTTATCAAATGGGGAAACCAACACTTTTTATTTTTAGACAAAGAACGTAAGCAAAACAAAACCAGTATGTTAGCGGAGGTTCAACAATATTTGGAAAAACATTGTTTAGAAAAAATCACATACAAGAAAACCAAAAATGCTTCTCAAGTCGATTTAGTTGTAATTGGAAAAAAGATGAAAATATTGTTAGATAAGATACAGATCCTTCCCGAAATAACGCACGTTATTATTGAAAATCAGATTTCACCCATTGCGAATCGAATGAAAACAATACAGGGTATGTTAGCCCAATATTTTATTATGCGAAATGACGACTGTGCAATTGAATTCATTTCATCTGCGAACAAATTGAAACAATTCGCAGATACCCAGGGAGAGGTTCCGAAAAAAAAGAAAGAAAATAAGGAACAAAGTGTTTCTATAAAAAATCCAAATTACAAAGAACATAAAAAAGACGGCATTTATTATTGTTATCNGATCATTGAACGCAATTTTAGCAATTGGAGCGGTGCATTGTTAACTGATAAAAAAGATGATTTGGCCGATGCCTTTTTGCAAGGATTATGGTATTTCAAACATAGAAATATAATAACTTACGCGGACGATTTAAAAATAAATAGTGTTTGAATAACATAAGACATGGAAGAAGTTATTGACATTGGACCTTCTAGCCACGAACCGATTAGTTTGGATTTTAAATCACGTGATAACGCACCATCGGTAAATTTTGGTAGTGGAATTGAATTGCTCATGAACGATAAAAAGAAATCTACTAATGTTGCGAATTTGGATTTAGGAGAACTGGATGATTTGGAGTCTGAACTCAATCAACTGTCTGGAAACAAGTCTGCTCCCGAAGAGAACAGCGGCAGTAATCTATTTTCTGGTTATTTAGGATTGAATTCTGCACAGAACATTGTGAAAGAAGACCACCAACCCGTGAATGATATGAAATTTGATGATTTAAATGAAGCCAGCTTGGGGGCGGCTACATCTGATATGATGGGAAGTGCGAAAACGTGGGATGGATTTATGAAGTCGAATGAAGTTCCACCCGAGCAGGAGTATAGGGCTTCTGCTAATTTAAGTGAGCGCGAAAAGAGAAGAAAGAAGCGCCTTATGTTGAAAAAGCTTGATGAATGGAAAGAAAAAGGTATGTTGAAAGATTCCGGCAATTTCACTATGGATTCACCTTATGATGAGGTGGAAGATGAGTATGAAGGAGCCATGGAGGAAAAGAGAAAGAAGGATAGCATTAAACTGCAGGGATGGTGGTTTATGACGTTTGTTAATTCCCTCGAATACGGCAATGCTATTTTCAATCCATTCGATCTGAACCTTGATGGTTGGGGTGAGCAAGTGAGTGAGGATCTCGATAGTTATGAAGAAATTTTTACAGAATTACATGATAAATATAAGGGAGGTAAGATGGCCCCTGAAATTTCCCTTCTCTTACGTGTAGGTTTCAGTGCGGCCGTATTGAATTTTTCGAACAAGGCTCTCTCCAGTGCTACCCCTGCATTCAACGATGTGATTAAACAGAGTCCTGAATTGATGAAGATGTTTACCAACGCAACTGTAAATAGTATGTCTCAGGATTCTCCTGGATTCGCAATGGCGAATAACTTCATGCAAGACAACAGTCGACCCAAGGGACCTCCTCCACCAGGACCAGTGGAGACGCAGAATATTCCTCCTCCTCCCAGACCTGGTATGAACGGAAATGCACCAACCAACCGACCCGACATCAATGCAAGCAGAGGAACAATGTTTAGAGAGGAAGGTGTTAGATTGGAGCCCGCTGCCGAATTAAGAAATCAGTCTGCCCCGCAAAAAAGACCTGAGATGAAGGGACCCCAAAATTCAGACATTGATAACATTCTATCTGGTTTAAAAACACGCACAGTGAATATTCACAGCGAGACCAAGAAGGATGATGACTCTTTGTTGTCTATTTCTTCATTGAAGGATATTCAGAATAACAACATGCCCAAGAAGAGCAAGAGAAAGAACGGTTCCGAGAAGAACATCGTGTCGCTCGATCTATAAATATAATACAACCAATATAAAGTGATAACTCTATTATAATTATTACTTTATGGAACCTGTATTGATGGAAACCCCTGTCGAGTCTAAAAGACCTGTGATTTTGCTTTGCGTTCCTGGAAATACTTTCTCTGGACGATTTTTGAAATGTTGGACTGGAGCCTTGATGGGACTTGCAGAGAAGTACGAGATTATATTCGCTAATGCATATTCGTCCCAGGTGAATTTCGCACGTACGCTATGCCTGGGCGCAGATGTGCTACGTGGACCAGACCAGAAGCCTTTCGACGGAAAGATTAAATATGATGTGATGTTCTTTTTGGACAGTGATATGGTATTTAGTGGCGATATGATTAATAACCTTGTGCAAAAATGCTTGCACGAGAAAAATAAAATCATTTCAGGAACATATGCTATGGATGGCGGCGAAATGATGACCTGCGTCGAAAACTGGGACGAAGAGTTTTATGTAAAGAACGGGCATTTCAAGTTTATGGATGCAAAGGATGCCGAGGAGAGAGTAAAATCAGAAAAACATATGGTAAAGTGCGGATATGCTGGTATGGGGTGCATGGCTATCCCATATGGTATGTTGGAAGATGAGCGTATGAAATATCCTTGGTTTTTCAAGGATATTAACAAGTTTACAAATAAGGGTCCAGACGGACAGTCAATTCACGAGGGTATGAGTGAAGACGTCTCATTCATTCGCAATTTGATTGATGCTGGTATTATTGATGGTGTATGGGTAGATCTGAAGATGCGGTTTGGTCACGAGAAAATGACTGTATTTTAAAATCGTATATTATTATTTTGCATTCTTATACATACTCATCATTTTGTCTTTTTGCGTTGAATAATCAACAATAGGACAAGGATATGAACTATCCTTGTGCTGTGTCTCCCTGCAAGCTACGTACCACGTATGTATCTCTTTTGCATCTACATCTCGTAACTCAGGTATCCATTTTTTTATATATTCGGCATTATCATCGAATTTCTTACTTTGTATCCAGGGGTTCATATCTCGGAAATAGGGTTTCATGTCTACCCCTGTTCCACTGATCCCTTGCCAGTTTCCATTATTAGAGGCAATATCATAGTCTGTTAGTTTTTGAGCGAAGTATTTCTCTCCAATACGCCAATCCACTAACAAGGTTTTGATTAATACGCTCGCTGCAGTCATTCTACCTCGATTATGCATATACCCGGTAGCATTCATTTCTCGCATAGCTGCATCTACTAACGGAATTCCAGTGTGTCCTGTCTTCCATTTTTGGATATGTTGTTTGTTGTTGCTCCAAGCCAAATTCTTGTATCTTTCCTGGTAAGATTGCCCAACTACTTCGGGATATGCATACAATACGTGTGCAAAGAATTCGCGCCAAATAAGTTCACTTATCAATCCGTGTTCTTTTCCGTATCTTTTTTTGAAAGCAAAATACACTTCGCGAATAGATACGCATCCGAATTTTATATATGCAGACAAATGAGACGTTTTCTTTTTTCCTTCAAAAAAATCACGTGTATCCACATAGTCCTTTTGTTCTGCTATGGCGTTTCGTAAAAACAATAACCCATTTTGTCTTCCACCGTGCACTAATATGTCTTTGTTTTCTCTTGTAAATTTGCGGAAAGCATCTGCAAGCGAAACAATATTCGATAACTTCTTGGTTGTTTTTGAAATGCTTCGTTCAAGATCTTTTTCAATAGATCTCACATCCATTTGAATGACGGTGTTATAAAATGGTGTATATTTTTTGTATGCATTTCCAGTAGACGTGAACACAGTTCCAGGTTCAAACAAATAATAATCGTGGTACGCGTTACATTGAATGCTGTTGTTATCGCATATTTTCTGAATGGATGTATCGCGTTTCACTGCATATGGACTGTAATCCTTGTTGAAAAATACTGCATCCAATCCCAGTTCGTTAATTAAATCGTCGATGACCTCGTCTTGTTTTCCATAAAATGTATAGAGTTCTCCTCCTCGTGATTTGATTTGTTTGCGCAGTTCATCTAAACTTTCAATCATAAATTGAACCGCATTGTTTGACTTGAATTCGTTATTCACTACTTGTTCTGGGGTGAAAATGAAACTTACGTATACTTTTTTACATTGTTTCCACGCTTGGTTCAATCCAATATTGTCGACTATACGAAAATCACGTCGAAATACAAACAATCCTCTTTCAAACATATATTTATATTATGCCGACATTTTCTTATTTAATTTCATCGTTGAAATAATATAAATGGATATACATTGTTATTTGTTATATGGAAGCTATTCGTAATATATTAACCACTGTGAATACAGGGTTATCCGTTATGACTATTTTGTTCAATCGTTATACAGAAACATTATATGACCAGCTTAGCAATAACGAACACGTATCGAAAATGCTCATCATTTTATTTGATTTTTACGTTACTGCACAAATGTATATAGTAGATGGTTACCAATATGCGTATACACATTATCCCATTGTTCGAGAGTTAGCAAACCGATCTATATATTATACCAATTGCATAGCGTGTTTCATAGAAGATTATAAGGTTGAACCATTTCAACACCATTGGATATCTACACATATACTTATCAAAAATAGTCATATTTTTAAGGGTGACCGCTATATACACATTGAAAATTATCAGATGATGTCGACCGATGTTAGTCCGGATTGTTCATATAATGGAAAAGTCGAACAAGGATTTATGTATTTTTTCGACATTCTACAGTCACTTATCACAAATTTAATGCACGTAGTAGATGCGATCGTGGTGATGCGCGATGGAGACCGATACATTGTTCGTTCGATATTGAATGTGCATACTGATTTTGAACATAAATCGTCTGAACATGTATTCTTGAGTGTAACATATAAACACCCGAGCATGAACAAACCGATCGCTATTGAAATTCCCGCGCAAATGTATCAAGTAGGCAATGTATTGTTTACACCTATGTTTGTGAAACGTTGTTTGGAATATCAATCATTGTCGTACGTATTTGACGATAACTATACATTGGATATTATTGATAATAAGATGAATATGTTATCCATGAGTAGTACACAATATGCTATATTAACTGAAAATAATTGGACGATTATAGATTTTGCAAAGAAAACAACAAATCTAGACACAAAAAAACCAGAAGAAAAAGAAGAAAAAGAAGAAAAAGAATAAAGAATATATATAAAGATAAACGTTCTACTATGTTAAGGGTATATAATACATGGATACAGTGCGTCATCCTGCCCACCATGATCTGAATGGTAAATGGAATTTGTATTATCATTTACCAAACAACACAAGTTGGGAATTGTCCAGTTATTCTAAAATTGTAACGTTAATTGATACGGTTGAAAAGGTTGTTCGTGTAAATGAAAAACTTACAGATAATGTTGTTAAAAACTGCATGTTGTTTATCATGCGTGATGGTATTACTCCTATGTGGGAAGACCCTAAAAACCGAGCCGGTGGTTCTTTTTCATACAAAATATTGAACAAATATGTTCCGGACATTTGGAAACATTTGTTTTATTTGCTTTGTGGAGAGACGTTATGTACAGATCAAAAATACAATCAGTATATCAATGGAATTACAGTCTCCCCGAAGAAAAACTTTTGTATTATCAAAATATGGATGTCTGTATCCGAATATCAAGATCCTGATATTATCGCAGATATACCAAATTTAACGAAACACGGATGTCTATTTAAAGCGCACCAACCTGAATTTTAATGAAAAATTGAATAATAAATGATATTGTAAAATTATGTAAATCTACAACATCATTACCATGATTACAAAAAACCTATTTATTCCTGCTATATCTAGCGAAATCGAATTTTATATTGGAGAAAATGCACAAGACAATTTTGATATGATTGATATGTGTAAACCAACCGATATGTGGTTTCACTTACACAATGCGTCTTCCAGCCACGTCATTGCGAATATGCCTAGCGACAAAAACTACAACCGTCGCCAAATATCAAAAATAATTATTCAGGGCGCAAAGTTTTGCAAAGAACATTCGAAAGCACGATCGAACAAAGATACAGAAATCATTTATACGCGGCTGGTAAATATAGTAAAAACACAAGTGGTAGGTCAAGTGAATGTAGGAGAAAGTAAAATTGTTACCATCTAATGATTATGCAGGAGGCAGAGGAACCAAACATAACTTAATTTCTCCCAAAGAAGCTACATCATATTTTACTATAAGAGGCAAATCGTTGCCCAGATAAATTTCCAAATGACTACATAATGGTGTACACTTGATAAAATGGCTTAAGCTTTTTAATGAAAACTCTCCCTGAAAGATAACGGATGCATCATTTTTCTGTATGAAGTTCATATTTCCATCGGACTCAGAACGGAATATACGCGAGCTCGCGAAACCACCTTCACAAGAGAATATCAAATCATTTCCAACGGACTTTATCTCGATGCGATCCGAAATTCCATTCAAATCACGAATAATCTTCTGAAAATCGGAAGACGGCATATTAATCGCAGTTGAATATTCCACATCCGGCACGTGCATCTCTTCCGTATCGGGTTCAATTAATCTCAACTTTTGACTATAACACTGTTTTATGTCTCCATTATCATATTGCAATCCCAGGTGAGAAACAATGCCGTCGTGGTAGTCCGCCTTATCAATGTAAATAGACAACGTGTCGTCATTTGACATAGTCGAAATCACTTTGAACAAATGAAGGGTGTTCGCACATACGATAATCTTNTCCGGAATGCAGTTATATTTTTCAAATCGGTTTGCGTGCAATGATACATTCACCAGAATAGTATGTGTTTTATCAAAGTTAATGATTTTCATACCTTCTTTGGTGAATGTAATGGTTGCATCCGTCAATATATCCTTAATTGCAGTAATCATATTCCTTATTGGCTGAATTTGCACAGTTTTTATAGTCAACACATTATTTTCTTCGTTCATTCTTATTAACGTATATCTAAATAAGTGCGTTTGTTTTTATATTTTCTTTTGCAAAGTTATTTTACGCGTTTTGTTTTTATTTGTGCATTTGTTTTGTTTTTTGCAAGTTTGTTTGGCCAGTTTCAGTGCCTTGCTCTCTTTTTTGCACCCATCGTTTAATAAATGATAATCAACAATACTTGCATTGCCCCCGGTGACTGCACTTGCTAATCTAGCAATTGCCCACGATTCCGCGCTTTGATTTGGTCTCGACCCACTTGAATAGTATGCGCCTCGACCTTTGTTTGCTATTTTGTCTAATGTCTTCATCGAGCATTTTGTTGCTTTTACCAATTCTCTGGAAGGTGCCACATTGTCTATCTTATATAGTTCTTTAGCATTTTTTACATGTTGGGAAGGTTTGGATCGAAATGTCTTTATTTTTGGTCGTTGAAAATATTTACCCTTCTTGTACATTTTTCTAGATTTGTGCAAATTTTTTAATTGAACACCTCTGTCCTTTATCGAGATATATTTAGGAACATAATGTTTGGGATAATTATTCATACGTAATATCTGTAGAAGAAATATATATAATCAATATATAATTATGTCTGCTCCCATTGCACTAAATAGTGAAAATTATCCTGCTTTGGATGCTAGTATTCAAACTATTATAAAGGGGGGAAAGCGCGCACTCATTAGTATTTACACAAATGCTGAAGGAACCACTATGGCCAGTGATACACACGGTGTCATCGACAAGCGTGAGATCCTTACCATTAGTTATACTGCGTCTTACAAGGATGCCGATGGTAACGATACCAACCCTTTTGTGGTGGTGAAATTCAAGCACAATGGTGATCAGTTTGTTGATTACTTTACCAGCATTGACTACGTGGAAGATCACTGGTACAAGTTGGATGAGCAAAATATTCCCTTCAAGACGTTTTAAGCAATCTCTTAATAGTAAGCAAAAATAATATCATCTATATCTGTGATATTATTTGTTTTTAATTTTTCGTATTTATTTTTTACTCCACTGTTGGATAACTTGCCTGCATAAGGAGACCACATTGTCCCTTTCCGTTATTATACTGCGAGCCTCTACCCAAGTAGATATATCCATCTTTTCCCCAAGAAGTTCCCCAAGAGTTTTTCACACGGTAATAGTCCACACTGTCCATCGAGCCATATCCAACAACCAATACTCCGTGGTCAAGCTGTGTTCCACAGTCACCAGTGAAGACACCAGAACTATACAACTGGAAATCCTTCTGGTCGGCCTGAATAGCAATGGAAACCGGTTGTTTGCTTAGTGCATCCATCATATCCTCATCAGAATTCGCAGGAACATCATAATAACTAGTGATAGCAGTTCCAGGAACCACGTCACAGTCTTTCATACAAGTGCCGGCGGTTTTCGTCGTTCCGGAAATATACGGATACGATGCCTCTTGGCACAATCCACCGTTATTCTCGATCCAAGAAAAAGCGTTGTCCATCAGTCCGCCATTGCATCCGTGGTCCTTTCCACCGGACTTGAATGTATCACAATCAACGAGCTGTTGCTCGGAAAGGGAAATCAGTGTGTTATGTTCTACGTAATTAGCGCCTTCTAGTGCACCTGTAGTAGAAAAACTCCAACAAGAACCACACTGACCTTGGTCTTTCACATCAGTTACGGCGCCCTTGGAAACCCAATCAATCTCATCGGCAGCACTCAAACTTGTATCGTCTTTGCAACTGCGAAGACAATTAACAGTATCAATAGTGCACTCATCCTTCACATGCTTCACACAGTCGGATAGACATTTTACGTGCGCGACCTTGCTCTGGTATGCATCAGGATGATACACCAAAGAGCGACTAGATCGCTCGGGCAGACCAGAGTATCCAAGATATCTACTGAACTCATCAGTATTCATTCCTGAAAACTGATTGTGGTCCAAACTGTAAGACAGGTTACGACCGTTTATCAGCTGAATGTGGTCATCATTCTCCAACCAGTTCGAAAATACATGGTCAGTATGAACATCATTTTCAAATATCATTTCAAACTTCTTCGCCCAGTCACCAAAACGGGGTCTTCTGTCTTCTGCTGAAGCAGACACCATAATCAAAGAAATCGCACATAGAAACGCTCTCATAATCATCTCTTGTGGTAATATGTTATATTGGCGACATCTATTTAAATGCTTTCAATATTGTATATGACTATACACATTTGCCTACAACTTGTTGACCATGACTTCTTTGATGACGCTTCTCACAATTTTATCACGAAATTGTCTGCATTCTTGTTCTCCTAGTCCGCCTAGAATGGTATTGCATAAATCCATATATTCCATGTTCTCAGGTGAATCGAAAATATTGTAGTTTGGGTGTTCATCTTTCCATTGTTCTATATTTTTACAGTTTTTGTTCGCCACTTTATTTACAAGTCCTTTGAGCGTTTCCTTCGAATTGTCTTCCTTTGACCATTCATCATTCTCGCGAATATACAATGTCTCACGTTTCAAATCGGTACAATGAAGAGGGCGTTTGTATGTATCTAGTTCTCTTAGTTTGTTTACTAAAATGCGTGATATTCCTTCTACATACCCCAAACGACCGGTTTCTCTTAAGTCTTCCATATCCAATTCCATATTTTCTAAAAAATCCGACATATTGATAGCATCTTTACATTGTTCATTCAAAAAGAAGTTCAAATTAAATTTCTGATGATTATTATTAATCGTATTGTTGGTTATATGATTACCATTGTGTTTTACTGCATCGATTAATTGTCTTTGGAGTTGTTTATTTTCGTGTTGTTGTTCTTGTATTTCGGTTTGCATATCATGCATTTGCTTTGATTGTTCTACCATCAGTTCTTTGAATTCTTGATTTTGCTTTAATAAGTCAACAAACAACGTCATATCTGGAGCCCCAGACATATTCGGAAGTGGTAATGGGTTTTCTTTATTTGGTATGTCTACTACATTCGCACAATTTTGTTGATGTTTCCACAAACCAACCCGAGATTTGTAGTGTTTATTACAACTCTGGCATATAAACGTTGGGAGATTTTTGGAGACTTTTTTGTTAACAGATGTTAACGTTTGATGTTTTGCTGTGGATGTATGTTTATTATATTCACTTTGTCTACTGCATCCATAATCACAACATTCGCAATAAAATTTTTTGGAGACTTTTGGAGACTTTTTTGTTAACATTTGTTAATATATATTGTTAACAAAAAAATATCCTAAATCGTTTTTTAAGAAAACTATATTTTTGTTATGCAGTCAAACAAATTATACGAATTAACGAAATCACTGCATTATGCTATAAACCCATTTTTTAACTTTTCTTTTCCCAAGACTTTTTCACAAAAATGAAAATTGGACATTTTTAAAAATGTCCAAAAGTTCAAAAAATTCTAGAGAGTTGGAAAACATATTACCTATTTTACATTTTGAGAACCATGACTTCTTTAATCACGTTTCTCGCAATTTTATCACGGAATTGTCTGCATTCTTGCTCACCAAGTCCACCAAGAACCGTATTACATAAATCCATATAGTCCATGTTCTCGGGAGTATCGAAAATATTGTATTCTGGATGTTCATCTTTCCATTGTTCGATATTTTTACAATTTTTATTCGCCACTTTGTTTACAAGTCCTTTGAGAGTTTCCTTCGAATTGTCTTCCTTTGACCATTCATCATTTTCTTTTATATACAGTGTTTCGCGTTTCAAATCAGTACAATGAAGAGGGCGTTTGTATGTGTCTAGTTCACGAAGTTTGTTCACCAGAATACGCGATATACCTTCTACATACCCCAAACGACCAGTTTCTCTTAAGTCCTCCATGTCCAATTCCATATTTTCTAAAAAATCAGACATATTGATCGCATCTTTACATTGTTCATTCAAGAAAACGTTCAAATTGAATTTTTGATGGTTGTTGTTGATCGTATTGTTTGTGGTGGTCGGCTTTTGGCTCAATTCAACCAATTGCTTGTTTTGTTCAAGAATTAATTCTTTGAATTCTTGATTCTGTTTAATCAATTCCACGATTGTATCTGTCTCGTGATATTGTTTATGTATTTTTTTGTCGGTCGCATTTGAAGATTCGTCTGGTATTCCACTGCATCGTTGTTTGTGTTTCCACAACCCTACACGAGAGTTGTATTGCTTCTCGCAACATTCACATATATAATTTTTGGAACTTTTTGGAACTTTTTTGGTTAACGATGTTAACTTTTGATGTTTTGCAGTCAGTAAATGTCGAGTAAATTGACTTTCTCTTACCGTATTGTATTTGCACTTTTCGCAGATATAATTTTTGGAACTTTTTGGAACTTTTTCTGAGAACATTTGTTAATATATAGTTAACATAAAAAAGTTCCTAAACCAATTTTGATGAAAATATAAAAAAAATATATGCAGTCAACCAAAATGAATAAAAACTGAAATCACTGCATTATGCTATGAACCCATTTTTTAACTTTTCTTTTCCCAAGACTTTCTCACAAAAATGAAAATTGGACATTTTTAAAAATGTCCAAAAGTGCAAAACCAAAAATACTTTTGAGAGAAAAAACCTACTTTATTTCTTATCAGATACATATGGTTGTTTATGTAGTATACACTGCATAGTTCATCACAAGTAATATTAGTATATTTTTGAATAAGCCGTATTATCGAGCGGATTTGTATTTTGGTTGTTCATGATGTCTGTATAGATACACTCTTATTATTAATTTATTATGTTCTCCAATGACAACATTTGAAAGGTTGCTACAGTGTTTGTCTTCCACTGATGCAACTAGACAGACAATAGATGTGAACACCTTCCGTAGAAATGGTGTTGAGAACATGTACACATTTCCTTGTCATGAGAATAATATATTTTGTTTTCTGGTAATATTTTGTTATTTTTGTGTAGTATTCTGTTGATATTACACAAAATATCCACATATGTGGAAATAATGTTCTTCATAGTATGATTGTATGTTATTGTATGTTTGGTTGGTTATGTT